ACAAGCACTAAACTGCTTGGTTCCCATGTAGCCTGGTAGCATCAAGGGTGCCGCACCCGAATTACACGAGGGATTTTCCGCTCTCCCAACAACAGTGGCCCTCAAGCCAAAGATATGGGTATCGCAGGATCCGCCTCACGTCTCAGATTCCCGATTCGTTAGAATGGCTCCTTTCTTTACTGTAGTAAGGAATAATCTACAACACTTTGTCAGTCATTGGGACTTCCGGGATCCCACTCGCATCTCTGATTCCCACTAATATCTCAACAAATCCACGTTTGGAAATGATCAGCAGCAAAATTCTCCAAATGGTAGTCATATCCATGCCACCAATGAGTACTGATATCATGTTCTGCACACACTGCTAATACCCGCTCAGAGAATTTCTCATAGGCATCACGTCCTTTGAGAAAATATTCCAAACAAGCACTGGCAAGAATGCCAGCTTCCTGATCTTTGCTACTAACTGAGCTAAAACCACGAGTGGTAAGCATCTTAACTAAAGACACCTGTTCCAATATCGCGGCATAATTCTTCAAATCATTACTCCATCCAAAACGCCGTTTTAGAAAAGAGCATCGCACGAAGGATTTCACAGCATACAATCCATCCGTTTTATCTGCCGGAACCAGATATTTCCCATTATCAGAGAAAACCCCAGCCAGCCACACAAAAGTGAACCAATCGACTTCCTTGGAGACGTTAGCGATATTATCATCTCCCAGCGTCGCCAAATGTATATACACCCGAAAGGGCAATTCATACTGCATTCCATAATGGACCATTCCACGATGAAACGCAACACGATAGTAACATGACAAATATATGGAATTAATAACAACTGTCAACATTGAACCAGATGGATTTGAATGCGTAAGGAGCATAACGTCTCCCTTCACAAACACACACATTTGCATCAGCCCAGCGAACAACAGGGCGCAAATCTTCTTCTGTTCCGGTGTATATCCAAGGACATGAGCTATTTCCACCAAAGCTCGCCCGACAACGCACATCATTACATTGTCAATTCCTTTATCACACCACTTCATATCACCATCAATACATCGTTCTTCTCCAAAGAAGGTCATGGTATTTCTAAAATGGGTCGCATCAGAGCTCGCCAAATTCATTCCTGCGTAGCACTCAAAAAACTCCTTATGGAGTCCCATGAACGCCATCACCGGACCAAAATACTGCTTTAATAATATGTTAAAGTAAAAAGGAAGAGAATTAAAGACGCGCTGCCCACGCAACGCATTCTTACTCTCCTTGATTGCCTCATCCTTTAGAGTCCAAGACACCACTGGAATCACGGCGCGGCCAGAGAATAACGTCTCTTCGGCCCACCGCAATTGTTCCCAAACAATATCGTCCATATATGTGTTATCGCCCAACGGCAACAAATGCTTGTGGACAAAAGCACTCTTCTTTTTAAAAAAAGGATATCCCATAGAGGTGGTCAAATCGAAGGGCCCAATAGACCCTCCCTTTACGCCAAAAATGGTCTCCTCGAGTGTCAACACCCGAAAAGTATTAATTCCTGGCAGATCCTCCACGCCTGCCAAATAATCACGCAATGCCCATTCCAACTCATCTGGATTGGAATTGCGCGCTGTTTCCAATTGAACGATGGCATTGAGGATAGGATGTTTAAAAACTCCATCAACCTCAACTCCATTGCTTCTCGGTGCGATAAACTTCTCCTCTCCAAGGAGATCACTACGCAAATCGTCAAACGCCAATGCAAAAGATGTAGCCTTGACGTGGCTCTTTTCGTGGGCACGGAACACCTTCCGCTCACCAAGCACTTCCAAGGAACCAAGGATCTCGCAGTTTAAAGTAGTAATCCCATTCAGCATGCTCTTCGAGTGCAATGGTCCCATCTGCGCTTTCAATTTGGTCCCCTGACTCAAATCGATAGGCGCAAAGGAAACAGCTAAGGGAGAGGCACTCTTCAAAGCCTCAATAACCGACAAAATCTCTACAGCGCACAATTCGTCAGAATGGCCCTCAATCCCAATAAAAGCACTCACATGAATCCCCGCAACCCACGCACTGTTTCCACGCCGCACCACAATCGGAGAACCGCACCATCCATCCTGGGTGACAACATCCGAAACTGGATATTTCCACAAACGTCGATGTGGAACGGCAAAACCGTTGGCAGTAGAACCGCCAACCTGAGTGACGCCAATATGCAAAGAATAAGTACCCAGATCACTATTCTCACTTCTCACCAACATGACTGCATCATCAAACTGATGCTGCAACCCAAATTGACTCGTATCCACAACGTGTTTAACAATAGACGCTCCACTAGGATGCGCAGACGAAAGCCAAACTATGGCCAAGTCCTTCCCGGGAATTCTCAAGAATTCAGTGCCAACTCGAACCATCTGTTTCCCCGCAGTTCCAGCTCGCACCTTCTTCGCCAAATCACCGGGCACAAGGACTTTCTCAGACATGATGTACGTCACTTCTGCCGATTCCCCTCGCAGGGAATGGCCCGGAAATATGAAAAAATTATCCATAAATCTCACGGCACGAAATTCCATATTACCAATATTCACAATGGCAATGTTACGTGCCACTTGATCACACAATTGACCAAATGATACAGTTGCCCCCGCCACTGTTGGCATTTCCCTTCCCGAGGGAAGGGGATGTCGCGCAAACTTACCGGGCTGCGGCTGAGTCCAAATGCTTTTAACACCCAAATTCACCAATTCAGGTTTAGAATCACCCACGATCAAAGTTTCAGGAGTTGCCCCAACGGGGGCCTGTCCTGTAACAACTGATTCCCACTTGCCAGCGCGCGTATTTGCCTTCAATACTTCATCTTTCGCATGGTCCAACTTACGTTTACCGAGCATGACAATCATGCCCACCAAAACCAAGCATCCAGACCCCAAAGCCACAAAGGCCGCACTCTGCTGCCGCAACGAATTTTGAGCATTGTTATAGGCTTCTTCCAAGGCTATCGCCTCAAAATTGACTTCAATGAGCAAGGACTGCATCATGCACATCCCCATTCTCAAAGCAGCTCGAGGATGTACCCAAACGAAACGGAAATAGCACAAATAAAATTCCAAAACGTGATTGGGAACTTGACTCATGCGATATCCACCAAATACCACACCTAAAAAACATGGCAGCCACAGAAACCCATTCGCAATCGCAACAACCAAGAAAGAAAAAACGGGCAAAGAAAAGAAAACATACGGGCTCCCGGAACGCCGCGCGACTATCGCCACCCGCGTGGCAACATCTCTCGCAACACCTTGCGCCTTTAGTTGCATAAATGATTCATTAGGACACACAGGTCCATGATATTTCATCACCATCCCACACACTTCACAGAAAGCGGTAACGGCATCCGCCGCTAAGCGCTCATTCTCCCGAACCGTGTGACATAAAAACTTGTTCTTGACAAATTGCAACAATTCACTGGTATTATCTGTCACAAAATCGGTCCCCAAATGAGCTACAGCAAATGTTTTGCTATCCTCAAGAGATCGAAATGTTTGAACCTCAAAGTCCCACAAATTCACAGCTCCTTTAGCTTTAAATGAATCCAAAGTGTTATTCACACCCGGATTAACCATATATTCCGTTTTCAATTTCATTCGAAAACGATATGTGACCCGGCGCCAAAAAGGCGCTGCATCAGTAATCAATCCAAATAAGTTGCATGTTTCCAAATTCGTGCTATAATAGCAAGTCAATGGCTTGAGGAAGACTTTCCCCTTCAACTCCACAGCTGCCATTTTGGCTACCAGAGGCGCTCCATTACAAATCTCAATTACAAGACCGGCGTGCAACATGCAATCCGCCGTTGATTTAGCAGTATTCTTGTCCGGGTCATCAAACAAAATTCCCGTATGCATGTCACTATAACCATCGTAATATTTATTCCCTGCACGCAAAGCATACATAGTGTTGGGAGAAGTAGGAAAATCAATAGCATGCATAAGAGTAGCATGCAATATTTTTATAAATTCCGTCTTCCCAATCCCGGGCTCGCCCACCAACATTATCATAAAAGGTGGAACTCTCGCCTGGTTATTTTGAAGATGAGACTCAGCGGAGACCAAAACACTCCTCAAACTGGCCAACTGAACCTGAACGGAAACAATGGATGAAGGACTCACCTTAAAATGCTCCATCCGCTTCACTAGCTTATCGCCAGTCCCGATACAATGTTTAATAATCTCAATGCGTTCCTCAGCAGTAAAAATGATGGGCTTTGAACCCTCAGTACTACCAATGGTATTCATCACAACAGCATTCGCATGTTGAAGCCAACCAGTATGGTTAGCCCCACCCAAAAGCAGGGCGGGATCACGCGTGCGAATAAAGCCATATAACGAATTGCTTGTCGCCTGGATCAGAGCAACAACTCTCAATCCAAACTCATTTGTGGATACAGTAAGCATCGGTTGAATAATATCCGCATATCTCCGCCAAGTCTGCATATCAGGACAAACCCCGATCATCGTCAAGGGAATTCCAACAGAAAGAGCGGAAAACACGCCCCAAAAAGAATTGTAAAGTGGCGTGGTCCTAAAAGCATCATCATGCAACATGTCCCACACCATCCCGACGGTCTCAACGAAACCAGCGGACTGCTCCACCACCATAAATTGGAAATTGGTCATTTCTTCAAACACAATCTGAGCCAAATCACACATCATCTCACCTCCAAAGAGGGACAACACAAATTGTGACACGGCAGCAGCTGCTCCTTTCCAAGAGCTGGTCTCGCGAAGCGAAACAAACAACGCCAATAATTGCAAGACAACGGGCAATTTCAAAGAAATTTCCCGCAGTTGTTGCTCCAACATAAAATATCCCACTCCAAGAGCACTCAATTCTCCCACCTGAGCAACGAGAATTGGGAATTGAAAAGACACAATTTCTTGCATCAAACAGATTCTCTCAGGAAAGAGCGAAAACAAGACGTATTGTTCCCACGTATATCCAAAGTATTGCCAATCAATGGTCGACGGAGTATTTGACAAAAAAGTAATTGGGGAAAGCGGAACTTCCACGTCCCACTCTTCAATCCCATCATCCAAAAAGACATCCTCCGAAAAATATGTCGACTCATCAGAGCCAATTAACGGAAGATCATCCCGAAGATGGCATTGAGAGACCAACTTAGGTCTAACAAAAGTGCGAATCTGATCCAACAAATCATGATGTAAAAAAGATCCTTGGAACTTATAAAAATCCAAAGACACCGGAGACCAAAAATTTTGGGTCGGTGCATAATCAATAACGGCATGAAAATAACCATCATCATCCGAATCATCACCATATAGATCGACATACCGATCATAATTATTAACAAAAGGAACGTTGACAATAAATCGGTAAAGGCCGGATTGCCTATCAAATCGGAAATGGAAATAATTGTCTTCCATCTGCCACATAATAGCGACAGATTGATTGTGGTGATGGCATTTAAGAAACTGAGTCAATCGCGATCTAATAGTAGAAAGTCGCAAAATCTCAGATAAATCAAACACTCGAATGCAAAGCATGCAATCATAAAACAAAAGAGATTGCCGCAACCGCGGCAACGCACTAGACAAATGAAAGCGGATCAAAACACTGGCGGGATACGAATACCACTCCAAAAGACGCAAATATGCAGGACTCCCATCTCCAACAAGGAGACGGGCGTCTGAAAAGCTTGTTTCTGTAGTTGTCACCATGGCGCAAAAAGCAAAACGGTGACCTGCACAAAAAGCAGGTGGTAATTGAAAAGACAGATTTCACTGGGCGCTCTGTCGGAACCAACGCCAATGGGACCTGAAGACTCGATAAGATGTGGAATCTAACCACACCCGAGCGTCTTCAAGCTATCCCTTCGAAAGTTCTTCGTGATCGCGGAATCTCACCGCTCACACGTCCAGGCTCAAAGGCCTAAAGGCGACTTTCAAGGCTCGCATGGATTAAGCGATAACCTCTTATCAACCTACATGGGTAACTACACGACACACTCCCCGAGGGGGTAACATGAGGCATAGAATTTACCATGAAAATACAGTTCACACATTTTTTTCTTTCAAAAGCAGGGAAGTTGTTAAACACACACACACAAAGAAAGTAGAAGAGGGAAAGCGAGTACAAACGTATGGAGTAAACCATAAATTAGCACAAGGTAACAGACAAACTACCGGATAAGGACACACTTAGTTCCAAGAAACGGTAATATTCAAATACAGCACTAGCAACGCCGGCTGAGAAATGAATATAAATTCTGCTACGAAAAGGGGGGGGTGGATA